AGCCGGCAAAGTTAAAACTCCGGGTGCTGCATTATTAATGATATATAATTCACCAGTTTCTGCACTCTGAATTGATTTTGCAGAATCAGAAATCTTTTCTGTTCTTTGTCTACTCGCAACACGAGCAGCTCTTCCAACTTTAGCCATAATATAATCTCCTTAATTAAAAAAAGTTGAGGTCCTTAACGACCTGTTCATAATAAGTAGTTTCTCCAAAAAGAAAAAACCCCCAAACCAAAGTTTGAGGGAATTTTTTGAAAAGCTAGATTCAGAATCTAAGATTAAGAACCTTCCTCTCCAAGAAGACCACGAACGATAACAAGACCGTACATATCAGGACGAACCATCTTCTTACCGTATCGAGTCATTACGCCTTTACGTGGCACAAAGTCTTCGACACCGAAGATTGTAGGTGTTGTTTGTAGTGGAACGTAAGGAGCATAAACGTATCCAGACTCAAGGAATGAGCCACCTTTACGTCCAACAAGAATAGCATTTCTTGGGAAGTAAGGGTCAACGATTACGTCAAACTTACGAGAAAGAGAACCAGCTTTAACAGCACCGATTTGACCTTTGTCAGCATCAGCAGTTACATTAGCGCGGAATCCAGAGGTGAACTCAAGAATGTTAGCAACTTCAGGACCACAAACGATGTAGTTAGCTCCACCACGAAGTGTTTTCAAGTGGATTTGTGCAGAAACGTCATTGATGGTTTCGATAAGAGTTTCGTACCATTCTGAAACAGTTCCTGTGAAGTCAGGAGCAGCAGATGTAGCACCAAGCTCAGCACCAGTTGAACGATTAACGAAAAGACCAGGTGAACGAGACCAGTAATATGTTGCAGCAGTAGCACCATTTACAAGATCCGCAAGAAGTTCACGGTCGATTTCCAAAGCAATTTGTTCTGAAAGAATCGATGTAAGTTCTACCTCGGCATCCAAGTTGTGGTATGCATTCAAGTCTTGACCCAACTCAGGTGTCCATTTAGCTTTAAGCTTTTTGGTTTGAGCTGTAATCGCGATTGAATCAACTTTGATGTCGATTTCTGGCAATTCACCGCTTCCTTCAAATGGGAAGTTAAATCCATCAATAGCGCCAAGCTTATCAGCAGTTGAAGTAAGCTCATCTTTTTCTGGATGATCGATTCTAACATTACCATCCGGATCAACTCCAGCCAAAGCAGCAGGACCAACAAAGAAAAAGTTAATGTTAGTTCCATCATCAGAAGTCAATCGACGAATTAACTTAGTGTCATTATCATTAACAGCTGTGCCACCACCATCAGAATTAGCCAAAGAAGAACCTGAAATGTTAAAGGCTGCCAGATTTTTAAAATCTGCATTACTAAAGTCACTTTTAGGAATAGCTAATTTTAAAATATAGGAAGAAGTTTCAGCTAGAATATCTGGATCATATTTAATTTCTTTCTTTTGAGCTTCTGTCAAAGCAGAAATAATTCCAAAACTGGTTTCATGACCAGTACCAGCAATATTAGCTTTTTTAAGAGGAGAAGCATAGGAATAACCTACCATTTGTCTAGGACCAGAAAGGTTTTCTCCAAGACTTCCTACGAGATCAACACCACCAGTTACTTGTGAACCAACTTGATCTGTACCATAAATCGATTTAGATACTGCATTACCAAAACGAGGATCAGCTGTACCGCTAGCGGTAACAGAATCATCACCAATTCTTGGTGAATAAACAAAATCCAAGAAGAAGATCAATCCACTTGGAAGAGACATTGGTTGAACGGAAACAAGATCGTTTGCGATCAATCCAGCAAAAACGCGACGAACAATTGGGAATGCAACTGAAGCAAAACCTTCAACTTGACCATTTGACATTGCGTTAGATTCGCGAAGAAGTTCCTTCGCTTGATTTTCGAGAAGACGTGCCATGTTATGACGTGCTTGTTCGGTGTCTAGACCTTCCAAAAGACCGGTAGCTGACCACTTAGAAAGTAGAGCTTGACCTTCTTTTTTCAAATCACGATTAACAATGCCTTCACTTAATGTTTGAATTATAGACATTTTATTTCTCCTTTAAATTAGTCTATGCCAGCAAGTTTTCTCATTCGAGAAGCAAAATCATGCGACTCAGTAATGTTTTCTTGCTTGCGTCTTGGCAGATGTGCAGAAAGAACTTGTTTTCTTTGAACAGACTCACTAAGTGATTTTGGACCTTTTTGTTTTGATCCCACTGTAGTTTCTTTAAGAGTTTGATAAAGAGTTTTTGCTTCTTTCAAAGTCTCTGCCTTAGCGATGGCTTCAACAATTTTATCTTTTTGTCGCTCATTCAAGGAGGCATCGCGTAAAACTTTATTGCTATATAATAATCTAGCATTTTGTAAAACCATTTCTTCTAACTTACCTTTCATGTCATCAAGAACAGTTCTTAATTGATCTTGTTTATCTTGATACATGAGAACAGAGTTTTGTAATTCTCCGACCTGTTTTTCTAATTCTTTTGCTTTTTCTTTATATTTTGTGGATTGTTGATGCGCCAATTCTTTCTCGGCATCATATTTTCTTGAACCATTATCTGTAACAAAATGGCCATGCTTGACCTCTTCCATATCAACAACAAGAGATTCATCCAACAATTCTTCTTCATCTTCAAGCATAGAAATTAGTTCATTTAATAAATCATTTTCTTCGTCTTCACCTTCTTGTAAAAGACCTCCTAAATCGCCCATATCTTCTGCTGGAGGCTGTTCGGCTGCTGGCTCGGCACCAATGTCTGCCGCAAGAGATTCGGTGTCCTGTGGCTGTTCTCCGCCGCTTGTTGGGTCTTTTTCTGCTTGTTGTTTGATTGATTCCAAATCAAGACGAAAATCTTCTGGATTAAATTCAAATTCCATTTCCATCTCAACTGGTTCATCATCAGCAAGAGAAGGATCGGAGGCGAATGGAATATCCATTTCTTCTTTAATTGTTTGCTGAGAAGTATTTCCTTCTAAAAGTTCTTCAACAGCAGCTTTAATTTCTGATGAATATTTGTCGATTACCGCCTGCTCTGCGTTTTTTAGAGCGGCTTCTTTTAAAGCCTTTGCATCAACAATAGCTTGTTCTAACATAGATGACATCTACACTCTCCTATTTTTAATAAACGTTTATCACAATAAATAGTTTGGTGATTAAGAAAAGACATTAATCTAAAATATAAGAGGATACAATGGTGTAAGATATATATTTGTTTCCATTGTTGTTCCAGTTATTTGTTGGTGTTATACTAATCGCATAAATGTCTTGTGGTGTAAAATTAGAAGCAGAAAATTCAAATGTTGCATTTGTGTGATGTGCTAGATTGCCGCTTAAAACAGTCACACTTTCTGTTGAATCTGGATAATTGTCTAAATCATAAGCATCTGTTCCTTCGTATCCAATTCTTACAGTTATAGTTAAATCTCCAAGATCTGCGAGACTACCACCAGTGTAAGAACTTCTAAGAACTATTTTATCAACACTTCCGCTAAATGGAGCAACAAAAGTGGTGTAATATTGAGCGGAAATAGGTTCAGTGAGAGAATCTTCAGGTAAATAAACAGCGGAAGTGTTTGCATTAGAATTTAAAAATCCACCATAATTTATGTTTTTAATAAAGCTTTTATTTTGATAATCATAAATATTTGAATTAACCCTAAGATCGCTATCAACTGTTGCTGCTCCGCTAACATGTAAAGTGGTTTCCAATGAGGATGAGACAATTACTTGATTTTGAAATCTTGATGTTCCATCTTGTTTAGTTCTTAAAACTTCAATAGGAGGTCCGCCTTGTCCATCTGTTGATAAAATAAAGTCATTATCATTTCCTGTTCCGGAACCTGAATAAATTAAGTTAAAACCAAAAGTGTTTGTGGTGTTGCCAAATCTCATTGCAACAACATCATTGTTAGCAGCAGTAATGGAAATAGCTGTTGAATCACCATTGTCATTTGCTGTAATATTTAAAACACCATCGCAAGTAATATCTCCTGTGGTTGTTAAATCACCTGTTATATCAACACCAGTGTTGTTTATTTGTGCTCTTGTTAAACCACCTGTTTGAAGATCAATCTGATCCTCGCCAAAATCAATTATAGTGTTTCTCTCGGCATCGTCCGCTGCTTTTAAATCTCCAATAACTTGAGATCCTTTTGAATATTTAAATGACATATAATTCTCCTTTTCAATAAATAGAAAAAGGCCGAGCAAAAGCCCGACCTTCTTTTTGAGAGCAAAGATAATAATCTTTTTTATCAGTAATCTAAATTAGAAGATGTACCAAGTATTCTCTGCATAAATCAAAGAAACAGCAGCGAAAGGCGATTCCAATACAATTGAGCTATCACCGTCGATAATGTCGCCACCAGAAGCAAAAATGGTCAAATTGTTTTGGTCTGCATTTGCAGGAGCCTTAACAATTACAATATCACCATTAGACCAAGCACCTGAAAGGTGTAAAGAAATAGGATTACTAGATTCCAAGGTTTCTGAATTTGGATACCAAAGACCTGTATTAGCATTCATATCTTGAGCAGAAGAGCCTGTGTTGTAAGCGTTTACACTGAAACCATTAGTACTACTAGCAACAACCCCGGTTAAATTAGCACCATTACCATAGAAAGCAGAAGCTGAAAGAGGAACAGAAGAGCCTAGCTTTTGAGTAGAAGCACCATCTTTTAATTGAAGAGTGACAGCATTTGTGCTTCCAATTGTGAAACCATAACCATCAGCACCAACACCAGAAGCACTCGAACCACTAGCTAAAAGAATGGTAGCATCTTCAACTTCTAGATTAGTTGTAGAAATTGTTGTAGTTGTTCCATTTACGGTTAAAGAACCAGAAATTGTTAAGTTTCCTGCACCGTCTAAAATAACAGCTTTTGAAGCTACATTGTTAGCATCAGTAGCACCATCAAGTAATGCTATTTCTGTAGCTGAAAGTACAGCCAATGCAGTTGCAGCTTCAGAAGTCATACCAGATAAAGTATTTAGTTGAGCGTCATAAGCTTGAACGTCAACACCGATTTCCAAGCCCACAGCAACTTTGAATGCAGTTTCATTAGCATTGTTAAGAATAAAAGAAGAAGCATAACTAGAAATGGTTGTTGAAGCAGGAAGAACTAAGCTATTGATGTTTGAATCAGCACCATCAAGATAGTTTAATTCAGCAGCTGTGGCAGTAACACCATCAAGAATGTTAATTTCAGCAGCAGTAGCTGTAACACCATCAAGAATGTTAAGTTCAGCAGCAGTAGCTGTAACAGCAGTTCCAGCAATAGACAAAGAAGAACCAGAAAGCGCAGAATCTTTAGCAAGAACTTGACCTTCTTGAGTGAGAGAACCACTTAAGATAGCAGCCCCCAATTGAAATTTATAAGCCATATTATAATCCTCCATAGAAAATATGTTATAAAATAGAGCGCACAATGCGCCCTAGGTGTTAAATAGAAACTAGTTTTCTAAACGACCAAAAATCTTTCTAGTAAATAAAGAATTTATCGGTGCCGTTTGAATAGAGATTTACGGCGGCGTATGGAGACTCAAGAACAATTGAGGCTTGCCCGTCAATGGTTTGAGAACCAGAGGCAAGAATGGTTATGTTGTTTGTGTTGGCCAATCCTGATTCGTCTTTTACAGTAAAATATTGCCCGGCTTCATAATCTCCAGCAGAAGGTAATCTTATTTCAACAGCAGAAGAAGCTGTGACTCCTAAGATAGTTGAAGAAACAGATGCTGTGATTGTTGTGGTAACTTGGGTTCTTGAGTAGGAGATACCTGTCTCAATTCCTACATATGCTGAAGCGGATACAGTACCATTAACTGTTAATGTGTGTGTAGGAACTGTGGTGTTAATACCTACCTTGTTTACAGAAGAAGAAATAAAGACTGTATTATCTTGAACTGCTTGATCAGAATCATTACCTATAAAAATGTGTCCTTTGTCTAGATTAGGAGTAGCATTTGTTCTCCCAGCTCCACCAACCCTTACTTGTCCTGAATTATCTGATTTAAGAACTCTTGCGATGTTTTGTATCAAGGCACCTGAACCAGTAGGTGGTGAATTAGTTAGACTACCAGAAACTCCACCAGATCCTGTTTGAACATACAAAGTATCACCAGCGGAAAACATCGAGGTATCAAATCCATTAAGTCTTCCAAGAGTAACTATTCGTACTTCATTACCATCGTTAGAAGTACCATCAGCAACTAAACCCATAGCTGGCATTTTTGAAGCATCATCAGCAGCAGCAAGAGCTATTGTAGGAGTTTGACCAGAGATGCCTTTTACGTAAACAGCTTGTCCTCTGGTAATTGTTGCTCCTTCATCGTTTATAGCTGTGAACATAAGTCCACCATCTAGGAACTTTGCATAAAGGTTCTCATATCTTAATTCAACTTGTCCAAGATCATATTGTTCATTTGCTAATGGA